GATGTGGTATCACCTAGTACTAACCCCCGTGTTTTTGTAAAAGAATATATGGCACTCTAAAAACGTCCAAATGACCACAAACCGTCCAAAGGAGGAGAAATGAGCGAAAGATGGGCTAGAATCCCAGATTTCCCCGCTTACGAGATCTCAGACCACGGAGATGTGTTCTCCAAGACCACAAATCGCCGTTTGAAGCTCTCAATCAACCAATCTGGGGTCACAAAAGCCACAATGTTCCAAGATGGCGTCCCGTTCACACGCTCTGTGGCGCTGATGGTAGCTGAGGCCTTCTCAGAGGGCCCTAGAATGCCCTCAGACGTCCCAATTCACATGGATGGGCATCAGCACAACAATTACTACCTAAATCTCGCCTGGAGGCCACGGTGGTACGCCTGGAAGTATCGCAATCAGTTCAGCCGCCCCATACCCCACGAGTATCGGATTCCGATCGCCAATCAGACCACCAAAGTTCGCTATCCCAGCACCATGCTTGCTGGCATGGCAGACGGCATTTTGTGGGAATCGGTCTACAATTCGGCCCTCAGCGGTCGAGGTGTGTTTCCCACAGGTGACATCTACACTCTAATTTGACCTCGTACTGTGTCGCACGATCTACAACTCCTATAATGATAGGGAATGTCATTTGACAATCCCTTTGATTTTTTGGGAGGTCTGATGTATTCACAACTGGGGGTGATTCTGGCAACGACAGTGCCTCCCAACGAAGACGATTTGCAGCCAACGTTCAGGTTTGACTTCACGAATTCACAGCTACTGCTGTTTCTTGGAGCGACAGTTGGTATCACTTTTGTCTTTGTCTGGGCATTACTCAAGGCAGCCCAATTTGTACCTCCAGTAGGCCTCGTACTATCCCTCTCCGTCCTCAGCCTCGTGTCAATCTTGGCCGCTGTTGCCATCAGAGATTCGGAGTTCATCACTCTCGCAGCGACTGGAATAGGCGCTCTAGCTGGTGCTGTGTCTGCCACGTACCAAGCACTGCGCTATGCCCAGGATGCCGAGAGACGAGAACGGAGAGAGATCCGAGAATTGGAGGTTGAGCATGCGGGAGAGGGATTACCAAGCCCAACTGATCCAGAGGATTGAACGCCGTTTTCCTGGTTGCATAGTTCTCAAGAATGACACCGCTTACCTTCAAGGGGTGCCAGACCTGATAGTTCTCTGTGGAGAATTCTGGGCAATGCTAGAAGTCAAACTCAGTGCCAATGCACCGACAAGACCGAATCAGGACTACTACATCGAGCTCTTTGACAAGATGTCATTCGCATCATACATCTGGCCAGAGATCGAAGAGGATGTGCTAAATGAACTTCAACACACATTCCGATTTGGACGGTAAGCACGCCTTCCTAAGTCCGAGCAACTACCACTGGATCAACTACAACGAACAGAAGCTGGAGGCACGATATGTTGCGCATCGTGCTTCTGTACGAGGTACCGAACTCCACGCCTTCGCTCATGAGGCTATTCGTTTGGGAATTCGACTACCAGACGAGCAGAAGACTCTCAGCATGTATGTCAATGATGCTATTGGCTATCACATGTCTGTGGAGCAGCCGCTGTACTACTCTCCGAATTGTTATGGCCATGCAGACACCATCTGCTTCCGTAGTGATCTTCTGAGAGTCCACGACCTGAAAACCGGTGTGTTAGACGGATCCCAACATCAACTGGAGGTCTATGCTGCATTATTCTGCCTCGAATACATCATATCGCCACATGATATCGGGGTTGAGTTGCGCATCTACCAAAACGACAGCATCAAGGTGTTTGAGCCATATCCTGAAGTGATTGCTCGCATCATGGAGAAGATCGTGGCGTTTGACCAAGCAATCGAAGACTTCAAGGTAAGGGGGGAATGGTGATCCTAGACGAATCTGTGTATCTCGAGCACTATGGAATCCTCCGGCGGTCTGGGCGGTACCCTTGGGGGTCTGGCGACGACTCGTACCAGCGAAGCATGTCATTTCTTGAAATGTGCGAAAAGTACATGAAAGAATGGGGGCTCAGCGAAAAGCAAGCAGCTAAAGAGATGGGGCTTATTGACGACTACACAGGCGAAGGGTCTGTCAAAAAGCTTCGTGAGGCGAAGGCTATCGCCAAAAGTGAGAAGAAGGAAGCTGAAGTCGCTCAAGCTGTCAGGCTCAGTGAGGCAGGTGTTTCGAATGTAGCTGCTGCCAAAGAGATGGGCATTCCAGAATCAACATATCGCACGTTGCTTGCCGCATCTCAAGCTGACAAACAAAACGCCATTCGTGGTACAACAGCAATGTTGAAGGCTCAAGTCGACAAAGACAAGGTTGTCGATGTTGGGTTTGGCACGGAAAACTACATGGGCGTCAGCAAAGAAAAGAAAGACATCGCCATTTCTGCTCTAGCTGAAGATGGGTACACCAAGTACGAGTATAAGGTCATGCAGCTTGGGACTGGCAAGATGACAACCTTTCAAGTTCTTGCTGCCCCTGGTATGAGTTGGCACGATGTCAAACCTTACGTTGACTCTGGTACATTCGGTTCCATGCAAGAGTTCTCGGATGATGGTGGGCGGACCGCTCTTGGGATTAAAACCCCCCTCCCGATTTCTTCGAAGCGTGTTGCTGTTCGTTATGCCGAGCAAGGTGGATCAGAGGCAGATGGCGTTATCTATGTTCGTCCAGATGTCACCGATGTATCTCTTGGTAACTCGAGATACGCTCAAGTTCGTATTCAAGTTGATGATCATCACTACCTCAAGGGAATGGCTGTCTACAAAGACGATCTTCCTGATGGTGTTGATCTCATGTTCAACACGAACAAGAGTGATACTGGCAATAAGCATGACGCCTTCAAGGACATGCGGGACGAACACGGCAAGATCGATCCGGACAACCCGTTCGGAGCCGTTCTCAAGCGTCAAATTCTGGATGATGACGGCAATGTCTCATCTGTGATGAACATCCTTCGTGAAGAAGGTGACTGGACCAAGTGGTCAAAGACCATCTCGGCTCAGATGCTGTCAAAGCAAGATCCAGAAATTGCTCGCACACAGCTCAACATGACCCATGAATCTCGGCAAGCTGAGTATGACAAGATCATGGCGTCAACAAACCCAACAGTCAAGCAGAAGCTGCTTTTGCAGTTTGCTGATGAGACAGATGCTGCTGCAGTACACCTCAAAGCTGCACAGCTGCCTCGTCAACGTTGGCAAGTTATCTTGCCGATCGAATCTCTTGGTGATCATGAAGTGTATGCTCCGCACTTCAACAATGGGGAGACGGTAGCTTTAATTAGATACCCCCATGGTGGAACATTCGAGATCCCAGAGCTGACTGTCAACAACAAGCATGCTGAATCACGGCGCACTGTTGGTCTCCAACCTCGTGATGCGATTGGTATCAACTCTCGAGTAGCCCAACACCTTTCTGGTGCCGACTTTGACGGCGACACAGTATTGGTGATTCCCAACAATCAGGGAAGAATCAGATCAGGCACACCTCTGCATGAGCTGAAGAACTTCGATACGAAGAATGCCTATCCCCCATATGACGGAATGAAGACTGTCGATGGTGGACATTGGAACGCTGCAAAAAGAACTGTTGAGTATGGACCTAAGGGCCCAAACCCAGGGCAAATGCAGCGAGAGATGGGCGACATTTCAAACCTGATTACTGACATGACGATCAAAGGTGCTAGTACTTCTGAGATAGCTAGGGCTGTTCGTCATTCAATGGTGGTCATCGACTCTGAGAAGCATAGCTTGAACATCAAGCAGTCGGCAACCGACAATGGTATCCGGGCTTTGAAGGAGAAGTACCAAGGTAGGCCTGATGCTGGTGCAGCAACGTTGATTTCAAGGAAGAAGTCAACGGAGATGGTACCGGAGAGGAAAGATAGACTCTCCTCCCAGGGTGGTCCAATTGACCCCCGTACCGGAAAGAAGATGTACCAAGAAACGGGAAGGACCATAGTCGATAAGAAGACCGGAGAGGTTGTACCTAGAACCACCAAGGTCAACAAGTTGGCAGAGACGGAGGATGCATTCACCCTATCATCCGGTTCTGTAATTGAGGGTGTGTATGCTACTCACTCCAATGCGTTGAAGGGCATGGCTAATGAGGCTAGGCGTCAATCTCTTTTGCTCCCCCCTACCAAAAAGAGTGCCTCTGCTGCCGAGACCTATGCAAAAGAAGTAGCCTCCCTCAATGCAAAACTCACCCTCGTCGTAGAGAACAAGCCCCGTGAAAGACGGGCTCAAGCGCAGGCTAATGCAATCTTCAAGCAGAAGAAGAATGCGAATCCTGCAATGACGAAAGAGGAAGAGAAGAAGGTGAAGTTCCAGGCACTTGAGGAAGCCCGTCGTAGAACAGGCGCTGCCAGGGACAAGATTGAGGTCACCTCAGAGGAGTGGGATGCTATTCAAGCGGGCGCCATTAGTGATACAAAGCTCCGTGACATCTTGGATAGTGCAGACATGGACATCATCAAACAACACGCCATCCCCCGTGAAGCTGTAGCTATGACCCCCGCCAAGTTGAGTAGAGCCCAGGACATGATCAGTTTGGGGTACACCCAGGCTGAGATTGCAGAAGCTCTTGGTGTTTCAACATCTACGCTTGATAGAGGATTGCACAACAGAGAAGGAGAAGGAGAGTAATCAATGATCGTCTCCATGCTCACAACTGTTGACAACCCCCACTCTCCGTTTGATGAATGGGATGCCTGGCTTGCTTGGGACATGCGTGCTGGCTACAACACATCAGGAATGTTGGCAAGAATTGCAGTTGTTTCAGATGAAATTTCTGATTACGACTACAATCTTGCAATGAATCAAGCGATTGATGAGATCGTAAAGATGAACGTTCTTGGTGTGTTTCGAAAAGTTACAAAAGAGTTTCCTGATCCTGAATAATTAATTTCAGTTTTGAAACTTTTTGAAACTTGGGGAACCAAAAAGATGTAGGGGGGGAGGGGGTCGCACAAACCCACCCCCCTATGCAT